CACTTCGACTGGAACGCGCTGCAGCGAGTCCTACGAGACCCTCAAAGAGCGCATTTTCAGCTCCCTCCTACCCCCTCAACGCGAATTCTGCGAAGACTCGACCACCAAAATCCTCGGATTCTGCGGAGGATTCGGCAGCGGCAAGACTCGCGCCCTCTGCGCTAAAGCAGTCCTGCTATCTATGGACAACCCTGGAACGGTAATGGCCGTATTTGAGCCCACAAATATAATGATCCGCGACGTATTTATGCGAGCTTTCGACGACTTCCTCGAAGAATTCGACATCCCCCACGACTTCCGCGTCTCCCCCCAACCCGAATACATCATCCATCACCCAACTGGCACGACCACCATCCTCTGCCGCGCCACCGAAACCTTCAACCGCATCCGCGGCCAGACACTATCAGCCGTACTGGCCGACGAAATCGACACCTCCTCCCACGAAGTCGCCCAAAAAGCCTCCGAAATGATGCTGGCACGCCTCCGCGGCGGCACCAACCCCCAACTCGCCGTCGCCAGCACCCCCGAAGGCTTCCGCTGGATGTACTCCACCTTCATCGAAAACCCCGCCCCCGATAGGCGTCTTATTAAGGCCCGCACCACCGACAACCCCCACCTCCCCTCCGGCTTCGTCGACTCCCTCTACGCCAACTACCCACCCCAACTAATCGCCTCCTACATCAACGGCGAATTCACCAACCTCGCCAACACCACCGTCTACTCCTACTTCGACCGCGACTCCCACTGGTGCGACACCACCCCCACCGACGACGACCGCCTCTTCATCGGCATCGACTTCAACGTCGGCGCCTGCTTCCTCGAAGTCCTGGTCCGCCGCGGCCCCGAATTCCACTTCATCGCCGAACACACCGCCAAAGACACCCCCTCCCTGGTCCGCCTCATCCAAACCACCTACCCCATCCACCTGGAACGCTCCAACATCGTCGCCATCCCCGACGCCGCCTCCCGCCAACGCTCCACCACCAACGCCGCCGAATCCGACCTGGCACTCCTGCGCCGCGGCGGCTTCACGGTCAAATCCCAATCCTCCAACCCCGCCATCGAGGACCGCGTCAACTCCATCAACGTCCTCCTCCTCTCCAACCGCCTCCGCATCTCCGACAAATGCCGCTACCTCATCCGCTCCCTCGAAACCCAGGCCTACGACACCTCGGGCAAGCCCGAAAAAGGCCGCGGCGGCATTGAAGACAAATCCGGCCCCGTCGACGCCGCCGGCTACGCCATCCACTCCCTCGCCGGCCTCCGCCGCTACGCTTCCGGCGGCAGCAACTACACCGTCTACTAACCGCTACACTTACACTCTAACCGCAGCTACACCATGCCCTCGGTCCTCGTCGCCTGCGAATACAGCGGCCGCGTCCGCGACGCCTTCGACGCCCACGACTGGGACGCTTGGAGCTGCGACCTCCTCCCCTCAGAGAGAGAGAGAGGTAACCACTATCAAGGCCCAGTCGAAGACCTACTGGATCGCCCTTGGGATCTCCTGATCGCCCACCCACCCTGCACCCACCTCGCCGTCAGCGGCGCCCGCTGGTTCAAAGACAAACAAGCCGAACAAGCCGAAGCCCTCGCCTTCGTCCAGCTCCTCTTCGACGCCCCCGTGGAACGCATCGCCCTCGAAAACCCCGTTTCCATCATCTCCAGCCGCATCCGCAAACCCACCCAAATCATCCAACCGTGGCAATTCGGCCACGGCGAAACAAAAACCACCTGCCTCTGGCTCAAAAACCTCCCACCCCTCACCCCCACCGACATCGTGGAAGGCCGCGAAGCCAAAGTCCACCGGATGCCCCCCGGCCCCGACCGCTGGAAAGAACGCTCCCGCACCTACTCCGGCATCGCCACCGCCATGGCGACCCAATGGGCACCTTATATTGAGGCATCTCTACTTACCTAACCATGCCCGGCCACTACACCCCCGCCACCAAGCCCAAACCCAAGGCCAAAGGCACCAAAAACAAGCCCACCAAAGGTAAATAATCATGGCTAAACCCGGCCTCTACAGCAACATCGCCGCCAAACGCAAGCGCATCGCCGCCGGCTCAGGCGAAAAGATGCGCAAACCCGGCTCCGAAGGCGCCCCCACCGACGCCGCTTTCAAGAAAGCTGCAAAAACAACCAAAAAACGCAAAAAGAAATAGGACTGGAACGTGCCCATCACCTACCGCGGCGAACGCTTCGAGGGCTACAACAAGCCCAAGCGCACCCCCTCCCACCCCGACAAAAGCCACGCCGTCCTCGCCAAGGAAGGCGAAACCATCCGCCTGATCCGCTTCGGCCAACAAGGCACCACTGGCTCGCCCCCACGCGACACCGAATCCGACGCCGACCGCAAGCGCCGCGCCGCCTTCAAAGCCCGCCACGCCTCCAACATCGCCAAAGGCAAAATGTCCGCCGCCTACTGGGCGGACCGCACAAAATGGAGCTAACCACCGGCAAACTAGGATATAAGAGTATTCCCCTGGCACGTGGCAGATAACAGCAGCTACCCGATTGCCGCGGCCCTCCCCAACCGCCCCGCCTACACCCTCCCCCTCCCCGCTGGCGTCAACGACACCGACCCCAGCAAACGCACCCAACTCGTCCAGTCGATGGAACCCGCCTGGGACCCCATCGACATCTGCCTCGGCGGCACCTACGAACTCCGCGCCCGCTCCCGCGACATCATCCCCCAAGAGCCCCGCGAAGACACCGCCGCCTACAACCGCCGCATCTTCCACGCCACCCTCCCTCCTTTTCTGACTCGCTTAGCGAGTCAAGCCGCCGGCATCATCCTCCGCAAAGGCATCGAACTCACCGGCGACCCCTACTGGACCACCTGGAGCGCCAACGTCACCGGCGACGGCACCACCCTCAACGAATACGCCCGCCGCCAACTCGTCACCTCCATCCTCTACGGCCACAGCAGCACAATCGTCGACTTCTCGGCCGAAGCACAGCCCCGCAACCTCGCCGAAGAACGGGCCCTGGTACGCCAGCCCTACCTCGTCCCCGTCTCCCCCCACCAAATCCTCGGCTGGCGCACGTCTAACGACAGTTGGAGCAGCGCTTTAGAGCAAGTAAGAATCCGCGAGACAGTTGTGACGCCCGCAGGGCGCTACGGCGAAGAAATCACCGACCAAATCCGTGTCCTAGAGCCCGGCCGCTACGAACTCTGGCGCCCCAACACCCCCACCACCAACCTCCCCGTCGCCATCCAACTCCCCGGCCCCACCGCCTGGGACGTCTACGAATCCGGCACCACCAGCATCCCCACCATCCCCCTCGTCACCGTCTACTCCAACCGCAAAGGCAACCTCCTCAGCGCCCCACCCCTCCTAGAAGTCGCCCAACTCAACATCGCCTACGCCCAACGCTTCTGCGACTACCACCACTCCATCCACGTTGGCGCGTCCCCCATCCTCGTCCTCCGCGGCTTCGACCCCGACTCCGACTCCGACCTCGGCCTCTCCATCAACTCCGCAATCCTGCTGCCGCCTGACGGCGGCGCAGAATATGTAGAGCCGACAAGTGATGCGTTTGATGCACAACTCAAGTGCCTTGCCGCCCTCGAAGACCAAATATCCCGCCTCGGCATCAACACCCTCACCACCCAAAACATCACCAACGCCGCCGCCGAATCCAAGCGCATGGATCGCATCGACAGCGACTCCATCATGGCCGTCATCTCCGGCGACCTGGAACGCTCCATCACCGAAATGCTCACCATCGCCGCCCAATACATCGGCATCGAACCCCCCACCGTCACCATCCCCCGCGACTACGAGAACCGCCTCCTCGACGGCAACCAAATCACCGCCTACCTCCAACTCTTCATGCAAGGCGCCATCAGCCAAGAAACCCTCCTCACCATCCTCCAACAAGGCGAAGTCCTCCCCACCACCGTCAACATCCCCGAAGAAATCACCAAAACCAAAGAGTACCTAGAGGAGCAACAAGCCATGGACCGCCTCAACTCCGGCGGCGCCGATTTAGCCTTCCAGTCCTCAGACAACGCCGGCCAAGGCGAATCCCTCACCAGCCAAACCCTCCCCACCCCCCTCCGCAGCGGACGTG